TTACACAGGAACCTCATCGGAGGCCATTTCCTCAAAAATGTTTACTGTCTCATTTTCATCTCTTTCTCGCAGCTCTTTAATTAAGTGAGCATACGTGCTGGAGGTGGTTTCTATGTCAGAGTGCCCCAGCCTTGCGCTTACATAATAAATCGATACCTTTCTATAAAGCAGCACGCTTGCATGAGTGTGCCTTAAACCATGAACTGTGATCGGGGTAATACTTAATTCGGTTAAAACCTTTCTGAGCAGCTTATTTACATTTGTATTGCTGATGACTTTATACTTTGATGATGCACTATAAAAAACAAGCCCATGAATGTTGTTTGGTGTTACTTCGAATAAATGCTGAAAAGCCATCATTGTTTGCTTGTTCATTTTCACTACTCGGTTAGATTGTTCATTCTTCGTTGGTCCAAATCCTGATTGATGCCTTTTCGCATAGCCCCAAGTTTTATTAACAGTAATTGTGTTGTTTGAAAAATCAAAATCTTTTCTAGTGAGGGCAACCGACTCCCCAAAGCGAAGTCCTGAGGTTAATCCTAATAGCAAAAGATAATAGCCCAGGCCTCTGTCTAACCTTTTATATAATTCCTTAGTTAGTCTTATTGAATCTGAATAATTCAAGTACTTCTCTTCATCTTTTTTGGCCGGCACAGTCCAGGTCTTTACAGCTTTTCTTGTAAAGTTTATTTTGATAATACCTTCTTCAATAGCATCCTCAACACAGGCTTTAATATGCGAATGTAATTTTTCAACGCTTTCCTGTCCTTTTGTCGCCCCATAATTATTTAGAAATTCCTGATAGTCATGCCTCTTTATTTTCTGGATAGACATACTGCCGAAATATTTTCTGATTTCTTGTAAGGTGTAGGCGTAATGTGATAGCGTCGGACCTTTCAAGCGTGATCTATAGAGTTTTACCCATCTCTCGAAGTATTCATCAAATGGGGTGGTTATATCAACGCCTGGAGCGATGCCTTTGCTTAGTTTTGCCTCAACCTCGGCAGCAGCTATCATAGCTTCTTTTTTTGTTGTGAATCCGCCTTTACGGATTGGTTTTGGTTTCGCGCTCACACAATACTGCCATGTTTTACCGCGCTTTAGGAAACTAGCCATTTTCTCACTCCTATAGGAACTTGCTCAAGTAATAAGATAGCACTAATTTGCCTTATTTTAAAGATTCTTTTAAAACAGCTTTTATCTTAGTTAATGTTTGTAAAATAAGGTATAATAAGTATTAAGAGGAATAAGTCATATCGTAAAAAATCGAAAAATTCCAAATCTTATCGGCATCGTTCGACAAAATTCTCTTTGTGATTATGTTAAATTTGAGGTGAAAGGTGATCATATGGGAACAGTGGCAGCTAGAGATATAAGGCTTCATCTAAAAGAATTAATAAAATCCTCTGATGAAAAGCAGAATGTTATAGCTGCTAAAATCGGGATTAGCGAAGGCTATTTAAGTAAGTTTCTTAGCGGAAAAGAAATTAATTTTTGGATGGTTCGAGAGATCATAAGGTATGTAGACCCAGAGAATGAAACTGATCTGATGGAACAACACTGCTTAAATGGAGTGAAAAAGAAAAATTATCCTTCAGCTTTGGAATATTGCTACACAAAGCAATTATATTCTGTTATAGAGGCATTGATCAGCGCCCAAGTTGAAAGGGATGGCAAATACGATCTATGGTCCAACATTTATAGTTTTATACTTAATTCAAGATTCTCTTTTGGAAATATTGAATACATCGAAGGATTAAAAAAGTTTAGTCCTTCTAGTGACGAAATGAGAACATTATTAAGCATACTAGAAATGTATGGGTACTTTTATAATGGCAGATATGAGATCACTCTATACCACATTCGATCTATTAGAAGTCTTATTAAAAATCTATCAGATCCATTTTTGAAAATCGCATTTACTGCTCGTATAGAAGAAGTCCTAGTGAATATATATTTAAAACAACACAATGACGTTAATAAGGCGAGAGAGGCGGCCTTCTCTCTCCTTGAAAAGGACCTCAGTATCAATCTGAATATGACAGCTTTGTACATATTGGCATTGTCTTATATGAATGAATCATATGGGCATTCTTATAGGTACTATTTGAGGTGTTTGACCTTACTTGCAAATTTCCCTGATCGTAGTGAGGAAATGGTCCAAAATAAAGAGGAAATAGCCATATTGCAATATTATTGGAACAAAGAAATTTCAAAGGAGTTTCAAGTGACTGAATTTGCGAAAGCTCTAGGAAGGTCCGAGCCATTAAACTCTTTCTATTCGGATTCCTTTTATAAAAAATATGCTCTTCTTTTTGATGGGAAAAGAGAAGAAAACGCTGAAAAATTATTGCTATCCCTTTATTATTTTTCTCAACAGCAAGATCAATTTAGAGCAACTCTTCCCAAAATTGACTTGATAAAATTAGGATTTAATTTTAATATTTAGAAGTGGGAGGTGTTGCAGATGAGAAAAATGTCATTGACCTTAGTTTTAGCGTTCGGTATACTGACTACTGCTTTTGTGGGTGTTTCGTTAAACCATTCTGAAGCAGGCGGAAGTTTTCAAACGACTGAGATAAGAGTAGGCATGTAGTATATCTGACTCCCGAAAAGTATATAAAAAACAAAAAGACGCTGCCATAACTGGCAACGTCTTTCATACTTTTCGGGGAAATTTCCTGTTTTCCATAAAAACGAAAATAGGAAATTCCTGAAAAAGTATTTATTTTAAAATTGATATTAAATATAATAAGAACAAGCGTTCTATTTCAAGGGGGAAACATCATGCATATTACATTTGAAAACATCATTGGGAATCTAAAAAAGGAAATTGAAGAGGAGAAAAAAGTGGACACCAAAAAACTTAAAGTCGGTTAATCTAAATCTTTCAAATGCCGTTCTTTTAATTCCCTTAATTCCTTTAAATAATTTATAACCATTTGCAGTTCTTCTTCTGATATCTTACTTCCGTTATCATGAACAATGTTTAGCTTCTTGAGATCATCTATCGTGATACTCTTCTGTGAAAGAAGCTGCTTCTCTGGTTCTGAATATTTTCCTAGGCTCTCTTCATCAAAAAACAAGTATGATTTATGAACGCCTAAATAGTCAGCGATTTTTTCTATCACTTGTATTGATGGCTGTTGTAAATTTCTTTCTATTCTTGAAAGGTAGCTGTGCGTAATTCCCACAGCCTCGGCAACTTCATCTAATGTTTTTTTCTTTTCCTTACGAATACGCCGAATCGCTTCTCCCATTTTCATATTTCCCATAATTACACCTGCTTTTTTGAAAAATTAACCTTATTCCTCATAGGTAATTATATCATATCGTGTACCTCACGAGAAAATTCTTTTAAAAAGCACTTGTATAAAAAAAATCACTGTGTTAAGATCAAATTGTTCCTTTCAGGTACAAAAGGATGTGTTGAAGTATATGTTCGATCTGAAAGAATTTGGACGTTTGCTCCAAAGAATCCGAAAAAAACGGAAAATGTCTCAAATCGAATTCGCTCAACTCTTAGGGTATACAGCTTCATATATTTCAAGAGTTGAGAGAGGGAAGGCGAATCTTTCTATGCAGGCGATTGAAAATGTCACGAAGAAACTTAATATTAAAGTCCGATTTTTTTTTGAACAATAATGGTACTGTCAGGAACAAAATAAAAAGATATTCAAAAGCTATGAGAGGAGAAAATTATGGAACAACTTCTTGATGTTAGTCTGTCAATTCCGATTCCTGCTGACAAAATTCTCATCAGCAAGGTAGAGCTTCAAGAACTAAGAGAACAATCGTTATCCGGGGTCTATTGGAACATGAAAGACCTTGAGAAAAAGACAGCACGTAAAAGCGAGTGGATCAAAGAGAACATTTTGTATCCAAGTCGGTTCCGCAAAGTTTTAGATTCGGTAAACGGGGGTTTTGTATTTTACCCGCAAGCCAAAGGGCAAAACTGGAGCTTTCAAGCTTCTAAAATGGCTGCCTTTTTAGATAAGCACTTTGCTGAGATTTTCAACAAATAGCCGAAAGGAGAATACATGTGTTTTTAGAAAGCCACGTCTGGCTGCATAATCAAATTCACGTAATTATAAGCGAGTCTGTTAATACTCACGAAAGGGCAATTGCCGAACTAGAAGCTCAAGGCGGCACCTGCCTGTCTGATCAATGTCAGCAAAACACCCTCGGCTCTGTAATTGTCAACGGCAAGCGGTCTGTATGGTCTTTGACCAAGTCAGAAAGGGGGGAGTTGAATGGGCGAAATTAAATTCGTAAAGCTCAGCACCCATATGTTTGATGACGAAAAAATTAAGCTTATTGAACAGATGCCCGAAGCTGACACTTTATTAATTATTTGGGTGAAATTACTCGCTCAAGCTGGTAAAACCAACGCCTCCGGTTACATCTTTCTTAGTGAAAATGTTCCGTATACTGACGAAATGCTTGCAGCTATTTTCTCGCGGCCGTTGGGGGTTGTAAGAATGGCCTTGGATACATTTAGACGGTTCGGAATGATCGAGATTAACGATCAGAACTATATCAGTATTTGCAATTGGGAAAAGCACCAGAACGTCGATGCGATGGATAAAATCAGGGAAGATACACGCAAAAGAGTTGCTAAATATCGGGAAAAACAAAAGGCTTTACAGCTTTCTCAACCTAGTAACGTTACCTGTAACGTTACAGTAACGCAAGGTAACGAACAAGAAGAAGAAAGAAGAAAGAAGAAAGAAGAATTAAAAGATATATTGTCGGGTAAACCCGACGACGCATCTTCTTCCAAAAACGAAAAGGACGAGATTCCTTATAAACTGATCATTGATCTTCTGAACAAAGTAGCGGGCAAACGATACCGACCTACTACACCAAAAACAAAAAAAGACATCAAGGCACGCTGGAACGAAGGTTTTCGCTTTGAAGATTTTAAACATGTCATTCTAGTAAAAACTGAGGAATGGCTCAATGATCCTGCTATGAATAGATATTTACGTCCTGAAACATTGTTCGGTACAAAATTTGAATCTTACCTAAATCAAAAAGGAGGATCAGCGAATGAAGGATTTTACAAAGGAACAAGCGGCCGCAGTCCAGGGCGAAATATCTCGCAGGATGACATTCCTTACTGACGAGCACGGCAATCCCGTTTTCTGTGACAAACACACCCGGATAATCAGGGGAGAAGAAAAGCCGTATCCAGTGCAGTTCATTAAACTGCGGGATGGCTCTGCAAAGTGTCCCATGTGCGAACGGGAACAGCGCAATAAGGAGATTGAGCATGAAACCGAGGAATGGCGCCGCCGGATGGATCAAAAGGTTTTATCTATGTATTCACTAATCGCTGATCCCACACTCAAAGAAGCGACGTTCTCGACATTCCAAAGTTATAACCATGAAGACGAGCGGAACAAGCGCCGGATGATGGAGCTTGTTAAGCAAGTGAAGGCAGGAGCCGTCATGAATATCTTCTTAACGGGTGAATCTAACGCAGGAAAAAGCCATCTCGCTATGTCAGCCATTAAAGAGCTGAACAAGAGGGACGCAGAAGGATATGCTAAATCAGCGTTGTTTGTAAACAGTGACGCCCTTATGAGGCGAATAAAGAACTCATTCAAGGACAGCTCTGAAAGGCTTACGGAAGCTTTTGCGATCGAACTGCTGACAAGGGTTGATTATCTTGTCATTGACGATCTCGGGGCCGAGGTGGGCGACACAGACAACGAAAACAGGGCGGCAAATGATTTTATTCATCGCGTATGGTACGGCGTCTCTACGGGGCGACAAGGCAAATTCACGATCGTTACAACTAATCTATCCGGCGTGGCTCTGACTAAACTTTATGACAAGAAAGTCGTAAGCCGGCTCACGGCACACCTGGAAACAGTCAAATTCGAAGAGAAGCAGAAGGAAAGAAAAGGCCGTACTGCGCCCGCCCTGTCCTTTTAAGGAGGTGAAAACAGTTGATACAGGCAATCATGCCCGGCGTGCTGCAGATCGTCCCTGAACGCAAATTAACGGATGACCAGCGCAAAAAAGAAATAGACGAGCTTATCAAGGTTCTTGATCAAAAAATAGCAGACTATCAGAACTTTAGGGGGGATGCAGTGTGAAACACGGGAAGCGCCCGACGCGCGCACAGAAAAATGTCATTAAGGCAAACGGCTTAAACCCGAATAACTGGCTTGTAAGCAAAAACTTGCAGCATGAACACCGCCTCATACTTGTTCACCGCTATATGAATTACAAAAAGGAGTGTTTAGCATGAGTCAGGCGGTCAATGCCGAACGGTTCGAACTGGCTTTGGAGGATATGAATTATGAATGGTCAATGGTCCAGCTGAAAAAGGTTGTTCAATACTGGCATGACGGGAAATCAATTCTTGATATGTCGGAATTATTAAACAGGGATTCGGATGAAATCATTTTGCTGGTCATGGACTTTGCAAGAAAAAACATCCTGCCCGCCCGTAAGAACGGTTTACGCGCTAACAAAAGAATTAGAATATCCGAGAAAACCATGAAAGATAAAATGTACCGACTACGCTATTTGTTTGAAGAAAGCCCGGTGTATATCCCTTTTCAGGAGCTAAACTTCATGTTTTATGACAGCGAAATCAGACGTTTCCGGGAACTATGGGCGGCAAATGAGTCATATCTCAACATAGCAAAAGAGCTGAAACGGAATGAGGACGAAACGTTATTCCTTATCATCGACCAGGCAAAAAAAGACCTTATTGAGCCTCGGGAATCCGGCTTGCTCGGAAAGGAAGCGTCAGAAGATGAATGCAACAAACAAAAACTTCCATTTTGAAAAAGCAACGGTCCAGCAACTTATGGTCATCGTGCGTTATGAAGACTGTGCCCCGGAGGTACGAAACGCGGCTTTGCAAATGCTGATTATGAAGGGAGTGGCAGACGTTGGGACAGGCAGAACGAAAGCATTTAATGGAATGGCTTTTGCTTATCGGTTCTTATGGCAGAGATTTTTTAAACCGCCAGACAGATGAAGAGCTTGAGCGCTTATATAATCTTCAAATCAAAGGCATGAATAAAGAATAGGAGGACAGCACCATGAGAGAAAACAAAAACTTGCGTCGGCACGGAGAAGTTACAACACGGGTGATGAGCGAAGAGGAACGCGTTGAGTATATAAAAAAACACCCAATCATTTCGACGGAAAAACCAGAGGTTGGCATACAGCTATTCCCGTCAAACTATTGGATGTAAGGACGGCCGCTAAAGCAACCGCCACCGTATGGTAAATAAAACCTAGACACTTTTATTATACCATACGGAGGCTTTGAACATGCAGCCAAAACATATATCACTCGATCAAAATACAAGTGTTTCTCAATTTATTGAGCCGGGGAAGGTGTCTGTCATCGTGTTAGACGGCAACCAAAACGCCGCATATGTCGTTGAGGCACCGGAACACGGTAAAACAATCATTCAAACAATAAAAGGCGGCCTGGCTCGTTGTGATTACGAGATCGGCCACAAATTCAAATAGCAGGGGTTTCCCCTGCGGGGGGGGAACGGGCATGGATAAATTACAGGAAATTAAAGCGCGTATTTCAAAATTAAAAGGCTATGAAAATGCTAAGTCAACAGATCAATACTGGATGACTAAAGAACATGTTGATTTTCTGATTGATAGAACTGAACTGTCTGTTAAGCAGCAGGCAATCATTGAGGAACACCAACGCCAGCAGGAAGTCACGGTCAATCAGTTTCGGCAGGCGCGGGAAGAGATTCAGCGGCTTACTAAGGAAAAAGAACACTATCGAAAATCTCTCGATATAATAGCCGGAAATCCTAAAGTTGATTCTCTTGAAATAGCTGAACATATTGCAACTCAGGCACTGGAGGGGGCTGCGGAATGAAAGTGAAACATGTTGATCAAGGTGGTTTGAAAAGTAACTGGCGGGAATTTGTTGATTTTGTTAAGTCAAACGGTACTGGCGCTTTTTTCGAATATTTCTTTGTCTTTCATGAACATGAATGTGACGAAGCCTATATATTTGAAGATTCCTCGGAACTCGACAAGTGGTTAGAGCGGGAATTTCATGAGGGGCATTATTACGAGGCTGAGGATCTTGAGAACTCAATGGATGAATGGAAAGTATGGGGCCTTGTTCCGAATTCTGATGTTGAGAGATGGCCTACCCTCCACGATAAAGCGAAGAAAACAGCGATTGTTATTGATGGAGAGAGATTTTACAGGAAACCAGTCAGCATATGCGTAGAAGAGACAGTTTCAGTCTCAGCTTCATCACTGTAAGGAGGAAGAAAAATGATGCCATTACAAGTAGAACTGCAACGGAACGTGAAAGCCACGAAGGACGAAGCAATGACCGTCGAGCAGGCGGCCGAGCTTTTAAAGGTTCACCCGGACTACATCCCTACGCTCGTCGCTCGGTCTGACGATCTGAAAATGATCGGCGATCATACCATCATCGCTAAACGGGATAAAACAAATATCTGGCTGGTCGGTGCGTGCGTGGGGCTTTTCCTCTTCGCTGTCTCCGTGCTACCGGGAATGTTGGGGTGACAGGATGATTAAACAGCAACTAGGACTATTCAGAGAAATCATTGTCGATAACTTCGCGGGCGGAGGCGGGGCCAGCACCGGAATTGAATTGGCTACTGGGCTATCGGTGGATATTGCGATTAACCATGATCCGGCAGCCATCGCCATGCACCAAGTAAACCACCCGGATACTGAACATTATTGTGAGTCTGTTTGGGAAGTAGACCCGAGGGAAGCAGCCAAGGGTCGGCCGATTGGTTTAGCCTGGTTCTCCCCAGACTGCAAGCACTTTTCAAAGGCCAAGGGCGGCAAACCCGTCGAGAAAAGCATACGGGGGCTTGCATGGGTAGCAGTCAGGTGGGCGGCAACGGTAAGCCCGCGGGTAATCATTCTTGAAAACGTCGAGGAATTTCAGACGTGGGGGCCTCTTGGGAAAGACGGAAGGCCGGACCCGGACAAAAAAGGATATACGTTCCGTTCCTTTGTCAGAGCGTTAAACAGACACGGATACAAAGTCGAATGGAAAGAGCTGAAGGCGTGCGACTACGGCGCCCCAACAATTCGGAAAAGGCTGTTCTTAATCGCCCGACGGGATGGCCGGCCGATCATATGGCCCGAGCCGACACATGGCGATCCAAAAAGCGCATCAGTGAAGTCCGGAAAGCTTAAACCGTGGCGGACTGCCTCCGAGATTATGGACTGGTCACTCGAAACGCCGTCAATTTTCAACAGGAAAAAGCCTCTTTCTGAAAATACAATGCGGCGCATTGCCCGGGGCATACAACGTTTTGTCATTGACAGTCAAAAACCTTTTGTTATAGGGGAGCGCGGTAATTCACTCATTCAAATGGGATACGGCGATCCGGAAGGCCGGCGGGTGCTCGATCTGAAAAAACCACTCGGCACCATAACGGCCGGCGGCAATAAATTCGCCATTGCCACAAGTCACTTGATCAAGCTCCGCGGCACATGCAGAGACGGCCAGGCGGTGAGTAACCCGATGCCTACGATAACCGCGGGCGGCCTGCACGTTGGCGAAGTCAGGGCTTTCCTGACGAAATATTACGGGTCAGATACGGGGCAGGCTCTCAGTGACCCTCTGCATACAGTCACAACAAAAGACAGATTCGGCCTGGTCACGATTAAAGGCGAAAACTATCAGATAGCTGACATCGGGATGCGGATGCTTCAGCCTCATGAATTATTTGCAGCGCAGGGATTCCCGACTAATTACGTGATTGATAGGGATATAAACGGCGTAGCGTATTCGAAAAAGAAGCAGATTGAGCGATGTGGCAACGCAGTTCCGCCGCCCTTCGCTGAGCAGCTTGTCAGGGCAAACCTTCCTGAATTCTGCGTAAGTGAACATATGACCAAATTTACAAGGCTAAAGGCTAATTAGGAGGGAATAGCGTGACTTTACTTGATGATATCGGCTTCACAGAGGAGCAATATCGAGAACTTCATGAACTCGGTTTGTCTGATACAGAAATAGCGAGAGACGAACTACATTGCTCTCCATCCACTCTTTCTGTCTGGAAAAAGGCTAACGGCATAGTAATCCAGAAACCGTATCGCCTGTTCACACTGGAAGAATGGACGGAGCTTCGTAACCAGAATTGGACACACTTCCAAATTGCGCGGCATTTCGGTTTCGAATGTATTGATACTTATTTTTATCATGGAAGAAAAATAGGCATCCCGCGTAAACGGAGAAGGGAGAAAGTTGAATCATGAATCTACAAAAAATGTTCGAAATGCAAAAGGTGCTTGATGATCGGATCATCAAAGAAAAGGGGCTTGAGGGGCAGGACTTGCTCCCAAACCTCATTCTTGCTCTACAGGTGGAGCTGGCCGAGTGTGCGAATGAATGGCGCGGCTTTAAGCATTGGAGTAATAACCAAAAGCCAAGAACAAAAGTATCAACAAATGTTGGTGCGAATCCTGAAAACGCAGCCTTTTTCCGATGTGAAAATCACTATTGCGGAGAAAATTTAAACAAAGATGATTTTAAACACTTATTAGATCCGGATTATGAAATATGTCCTGTTTGTAACGTGGGTGATGTAACGGCTTTTCGTGATAAAAACCCACTGCTTGAGGAATACGTGGACTGCCTGCATTTTATCTTGAGCATCGGGAACCGGCTTGGCTGGAATGACACTGACACCATAGATGATGTAGTCGCGCAGCATTTAATTTCTAAAAAAGGGTTTGGTACAGCAAAAACATTCTCTTGCTTGCTATCCATTGCTTACGGATTCCATTTCAGCAATGTAGAAAAGCGGACATATATCAGTTTATTTACGACTTTCTTTGAATTAGGCAGCAAGCTCGGTTTTAAATGGGAGCAAATCGAAGCGGCTTACATGGACAAAAACGCCATCAATCACCAGCGGCAGCAGGAGGGGTATTGATGAACCACACCGACAACCCGATCATTTCAGCCGTCATCAGCAAATTAAACGCACAACAGGAAAAGGGGCTTGCCAAGTACGGCCAGCCCGTCCAAGTTAATGCCTATGATCTGCGCGGCTGGTTGCAGCACGCACTTGAAGAAACTCTTGACCAGGCAGTCTATCTGGAAGCGGCTATCCAAACGATCCAAGCGTTTGACGACAATCCAAAGATCAAACAAGTTGTCAAAGGATTCAATGAAATGAAGGCTGCGCGTGAAACCATCCAGCGTCTATATTCTCCCCGCCATTACGGTGGTTGGGATCATGCAATGTCACATTTTGAAGAGATCCTCAAATCAGCTCAATTATTGAAGGGGAAAGCGGAAGAAGATAAGGAGGACGCGGAATAATGGTTAAATTCACAAGGGATCAGAAAAGAGCGTTTGAAGAAATGATCAAACTTAAATCAATGACCGATAAAGAAACAATAATCCGCGCTATTTTATTAAGGGGTTACGGAGAATTTAAAGGTGTGTTTTCTTCGCTCAATGAAGTTAACGTCCTAGATATTATAGAAGCTGTAATCACGGAAAAATATGAACTTGTCGAGGAAGAAAAGCCGCTACAGGTGATCAGGAAGCGCCTTGATGTATTCATACACAATATGGAGATCGTTCGGGAACAATACCCTTCCTTTCATGTTGATGGCGTTCTAGCAGGTCTGAGGGACGTTGCTGAAGAGGTTTCGGATTTGATTGAAGGAGAAAAGGGGGCCGCGGAGTGAACTACATTATCAAAATCGGCAAATACTATTACGTAAAAGATTATAGGTTTTATTCTAGTACCGGAGAAATTGCATTGCTGACTACTGATAAAGCCAAAGATGCGCTTCTATGGGATGAACCCGCCGATGACACAGCTAATTCACTTGCAGAAATGATTGGCGGACGAATGATACCAGTAATTTAGCTCAGAAAATTAAATAAGTCCAAGACGGAGAGCCTGCGGACCTGATCATTGCACAGAATCACTGTGCTCTGATTGGTGTCCGTTTTTTATTTGAACGGAGGGACGGCATGAAAACGAAGAAAAACGCCACGCTGAGCATTGATTTTAAAGAAAAACAGCCATCGTCACACAAAAGTATCGAAAAAAAGCCGCAGAAGCTTACTGAGAGAGAGTTGGAGTACCTCATGGGTGTAAACAGGCCTACATATAAAAGAGGCCGTGGTGGAGCTTTTAGACAGAAATAATAACGGGAGGGATTTTTGATGAATCAAATGACACTGAACATACCTCAAATTGACGAAGAAGCTACGAGAATGAAAGCTGAAAAGCTGCTCGAACAATATCGCATGTACTTACTACAAGTGCCGGAAGATTTTTTGCCGAAAGTGACCGCAACATACAGCCTTGTTCCGCCCAGCTTTTCGAATGAATTTCATTCCTCCACAGAAGACGCAGCATTAAAACGCATGGATTGGGAGATTGAGAGGGAACGGTTTTTAAAGAGAATGCAAAGAGCGGTTAACCGGCTTTCCCAAAAGGAGCGGCAAATACTTGTCATGCTCTACATGCAGAATGAAGAAATGTATGATTATGAAGTCTATGCAGAAATGAGACTCAGTCAGCGGAGCTACTACCGGACGAAAGCAAAAGCATTTTACCGGCTGGCCTTTGCTCTTCGCGTGGAAGTCTATAAGGACGGGGGCGCGCCGGAATGAATTTTGTTCAGCCGATAAGGGACCCGGAATGCATTTTCTATATCAAACGGTTTCTAAAAGAACAGAGCGAGCGGAATTACATGCTATTTGTCACCGGGATAAATTCAGGTCTCCGCATATCAGATATATTGGAACTGAGAGTAAGGGACGCCAAACGGCCGTATTTCAACCTTATAGAGAAGAAAACCAAAAAGAAAAAGAGAATTGAAATGACGCCGGAACTTCAAAGAGAATTAAAAGCATATATTGAGGGGAAAGAAGATCACGAATATCTTTTCAAAAGCCGCGAAGGGATCAACAAGCCCATTTCCCGGTCGATGGCTTATAAGATTCTGAGGGCTGCTGCTGAGTATGTCAATTTGGATGATATAGGCACGCACACGCTGAGGAAAACATTCGGATACCATTTTTACAAGCAAACAAAAGACGTTGCCATGCTGCAGGAGATTTTTAATCACTCTGACCAGCGGACAACCCTTCGATACATCGGGATTAATCAGGATGCCATGAACAATGCCATGAAGAAATTCAAAATATAAGCAGACTCATCTAATCGACAAGATGAGTCTTTTTTTCTGCTTATTTTTATTGATTCTCTTCAAAAAGTGAGTGTGGAATTCATTTTAGGGATATGGCTTGAAAACAGCAGGGGCAAGGGTTGGCGGCACTTCGGGCAGTTGCACAGTATATAACATATGGGTAATTCGTGGATTGTGTGGATAAATGGAAAATTTGGGCGTTTTTCGTGGTATTATCGTGTTACAGGAGGTGAGCGGCATGAGTAGAGGCGCAACAGGTTCAGCGTTAGAAGAGAAAGGCATGGTTTGATAGAACGATACCAAGTAATGAAGGGGTGAGCGGGATGACTGCAGCAGAGCAAAAAGGAATGTACTAAAAAGATTTTGGCAGAAAGATGGCACGATAACGGCACACCATTTTGTTTTAGATAAGGTATTATGGTAATAGATAATAAACAGGCAGGCGCTTTCCCGATCGGGAGGGCGCTTTTTCTATTGGAGGGATAATATGAGCGGCATTGGAAATCCGTCTTACAAAGAAGTAAAACAATGGGTAATGCTTGATCCATGCGGAAACGGAATAATGTCTATGTCTATCTTACAACGGCGGTTCAGAATCGGTTATGTTAATGCGGCAACACTCATGGAGCGGCTTGAAGAGGAAGGGATCGTTTCACCTTGGGACGGCTCGAAACCCAGAACAATCATAAAACAAGAATAATAACTAATAGAAATATGTACTAAATATTCAGTGTCGTCTGATAGGATGGCGCTTTTTACATGGTGGGAGGTGAGAGTGGTGACCAAGGAAAAACCGTCTAAGGATGATCTTATCTGGAATAAAGAATTAGGCATTTATATTCTCCCAAAAGATAAATGATGCTGAGAGCGGCTTCCGTATGTGGAGGTGTTGAAATGGCTAGGAAAATACAATTAGATGAGCGAACAACGTTAACAAGCGAAACAAGTGCAGGTGTTTTAGAATGGTTTGGCTATCCCGAAAAGAACTCATTCGAAGATATTCAAGAAATAATTATGCGGCACTATGAATTGAAGAAAAGTGAGCCAACGGATGTTTTATTTGGCGAGAAACATAATCCACTTTTTAAGCCTACGGCGTATGTACTAAAACATATTAGCGAGAGAATGGAAGTACCATTACAACCAGATCAAAATGGAATAGTAGCAGTAAAACAACTATGAGCATCCTTTGGGGTGCTTTTTTATATTCTCTGTAAACTGCGTCCGGTAAGTCTCAGGATGGACATTCGGCGGTTAACGGCTTGAGTGCGGGGGCAGTTTAGAAAGAATATGAAGGAGGGTGAGGAGTAATGAAAAATGGTGGCAATTATAAAGCGTCATTGCTACAGATCGAGATTGATCATATTGATGCTGTGCCTCGCGTCTTTTATAAGGGCGAACAGATCGAAGGGATTGTTCATGCGCACTTTTCCTTCTTAACAAATACCGAGACAATTATCCCGACACATATTGATATTAAATACGTGGATAAGGAAAACGCGCCCGAGACCAAAGCTATTATTTATAATCGTGATGTACTGAAAGAATAGGCTTGGCTAAGGAATTTGCAAAGAGCTTCTACAATAGTAGCGCATGGAAAAGGTGTAGAGCTTCTTACGTTGAAACAAAGCAAGGTCTGTGCGAGAGATGCAGAGAACCAGGAAACATTGTGCATCACATTGAGTATTTGACGCCATACAACATTAACAATCCTGATGTGACTTTGAATCATGAGAATTTGGAACTGCTGTGTGCGACATGTCACCAGCACGAACACTATTTAAGGAATAGTCCAACGGTTGAAGGCGTCATGTTTGATGAGCAAGGAAACCTAATTAAAAGGGATGCCCCCCCATTCTGAAATAAAAAACAAGCCCGCTGGAGACCGAGAGGAGGGCTTCAAAAAATACACGGGTCATTTCGCGTGACCCCCTACCCCATTGACAAGGTAAGAGAGGTGTGATATATGCCGAAAAAGAAAGAATTAACAAAAGAAGAAAGAGTAAAAAAAGAAATATCGAGACTTAAAAGGATTTTCAAAGAAATGCCGAAAGATGCGCTTGCAGTTGTAGACGGTTTGATTGTTGAGGCTGCTGATCTTCGCGTCCGCTTAGAAGATATACGGAAAGACTTGGATGAAAACGGGTATGATGAATTATTCAGTCAGTCTGAGGATCAAGTACCTTACGAAAGGGAACGCCCACAGGCGAGGCGATACATTCAGATGAACAAAAACTTTCAATCAATCATGAAGCAGTTAGGGGATTATATCCCTAAACCTCAAAAGGAAATCAAAGAGGATGACGACGGCTTCAATGATTTTGTGAATAGCCGATGAAGCTGAAGCGATACCCAATTTCATACAACCCAATTTTGGAATACTGGTCAAAGATTGAGAGCGGCGAGGAAGTTGTAAGTCTAAAGGTAAGGCGGATTTACAAAAAACTTGCTGCAGATGTTTACGATCAAGATTCTGAATACGAGTACAGCGGAAGCCGTGCCAATCATGCAATTGAGTTTATCGAGAATTATTGCAAACACTCAAAAGGGAAATGGGCAGGACAACCGATTGAACTCGAATTGTGGCAAAAAGCTTTTCTTGCTGCGACATTTGGATTTATACACAAAGTAGACGGCACGCGAAAACATCGTGAGGTCTTTTTGGTCGTTGCACGGAAAAACGGAAAGTCAACCCTTTCATCAGGGATTTGTTTGTATCTTCAAGTTGCTGACGGAGAGGGCGGCGCAGAGGTTTATGCAGTGGCGACAAAAGAAAGTCAAGCTAAAATCGTTTGGTTGGAAGCAAAGAAAATGGTTAAGAAGTCGCCGGCATTAGCCAAAAGAATGAAAACACTTGTGAAAGAGATAACGGCAGATTTTAATGAAAGTTCATTCAAACCGGTGGGATCTGATTCTGATACGCTTGACGGCCTAAACGTTCATGGTGCTTCTCTTGACGAAGTTCATGCTTGGAAGCATAAAAATCTTTATGACGTTATCGTTGACGGAACCACATCGCGCGAACAGCCTTTAATTCTCATGATCACAACAGCCGGGACAATTAGGGAATCGGTGTATGACATGAAATATGACGAGGCTGAAATGCTGCTCAACGGCATTGACGATCCTGACGGATATAAGGACGATCGTTTCTTACCGATTATCTATGAGTTGGACAAGCGGGAGGAATGGACGGACGAAAGAAACTGGAAAAAACCCAATCCAGGGCTTGGAACAATCAAAAAATTAGATGCTTTAAAAACAAAAGTGAACAAAGCGAAAGCCAATCCATTGCTGGTGAAAAACCTGCTTACCAAAGATTTTAACGTGAGAGACACAGCAACAGAAGCGTGGCTCACATTTGAACAGTTAAATAACCCTGCTACGTTTGACCTGACAGCATTAAAACCAAGGTATGGCATAGGCGGATGTGACCTATCAAGTACGACAGACCTGACCGCGGCCAAGGTTATTTTTATGGTTTCAGGAGATCCACACATCTACGTTAAACAAATGTACTGGCTACCGGAAGATTTGCTGGAAAAACGAGCGGCTGAGGATAAAATCCCCTATGATATATGGCACGAAAACGGTCTTCTCAGAACAACACCAGGTAACAGTGTGCACTATAAATATGTCACAGAGTGGTTTGTCGAGATACAAAATGATCATGACATATATTTGCCGTGGATCGGTTACGACAGATGGTCCGCAAAATATTGGGTAGAGGAAATGCAGGGTTTCTTTGGTATGGATGCAATGATTCCGATAGCTCAAGGGAAACAGACATTGTCCGGCCCAATGAAGCTGCTGGGTGCCGATCTTGAAAATAAAATTGTTAATTACAATAACAATCCAATAGATAAATGGTGTTTAAGCAATACAGCGATTGACATTGATAAGAATTTAAACATCCAGCCTGACAAAACAAACAACCAACGCCGAAGAATTGACGGAACAGCGGCGCTTTTGAATGCTTATGTTGTTTTACAAGAGAAGCGGAATGATTACATGAACTTGATTTAAGGAGGTGAGAGTGAATTCATGGGGCTATTTGATTGGATGTTCCCTAAGAAAGAACAAAAAATCACACATCGGCTTGAAATGATTAGCGATAGCGGAAATGGCTTTTACTCATTCGGCGGCAACCTGTACAAGTCGGATATAGTAAGGTCTTGTATTCGGCCTTTCGCTAAAGCAGCCGGGAAAATGGTTGCTAAACATATCTTAGACAACAAACAAAATGGTGTTTTTAAAGTGAATCCGAATGTTAATATTCGTTTCTTGTTAGAAGAACCTAACTCGTTAATGAGTGGGCAAATGCTGCAAGAGAAAATAGCCACACACCTTAAACTCAATAATAATGCATTCATATACATGAAGTTTAATAACGGTATTTTAAGTGAATTGTGGCCTATTCCTTGTACGTCAGTGGAGGCAGTAGAGGACAGCGGGAATAATTTATTCTTAAAGTTTCGGTTTACGAACGGAAACACGCAGACGATACCTTATCAACACATTATCCATTTGCGAAACGACTTTAACGGCAATGATATTTTCGGGGATCACCCAAAGGATGCGCTGCTTCCTCTTATGGAAGTCATAACAACGGTCGACCAAGGAATTGTTTCGGCCGTTAAGAATTCAGCAGTGATAAAGTGGCTGCTGAAATTCAAATCTTCACTGAGGCCGGAAGATATGAAGCAGCAGACAAAAGACTTCACAGAACAGTATTTGTCAATTGATTCGGATATGGGCGGGGCGGCTGCGGCAGATGCGAAATACGACGCTGAACAGGTCAAAGATAACAGTTACGTACCGGATGACAAGCAAATAGCCGGCACTGTCAAACGTGTACAGGCTTTCTTTGGTACGAATGAAAAAATTATCATGAGTACGTACAGTGAAGACGAATGGAACTCATATTATGAAGCTGAAATCGAGCCGTTCGCAATGCAAATGTCTAATGAATACACCCGTAAGCTCTTCTCAAGAAGAGAAAGAGGTTTCGGTAACTCCATTACATTTGAATCAACAACACTTCAGTACGCTTCCATGAGTACAAAACTTAACCTTGTGCAGCTGGTTGATCGGGGAATCTTCTGCGCTAATGACGTTTTGAAAATATTCAACATGCCGCCGATTGAGGGAGGCGACGAATATGTGCGCAGGTTAGATACTGTCCCCGTCACAGATGACAGACAAACTGGAGCGGGAACAAGTGAAGGAGGTGAAACAGGTGACGAAGACGATAAAGGAAAACTTGAAAACGATCCTTCAAGTGAAGAACGTGACGGAAACTAGCGCTGATCTGTATTTCTACGGTGACATTGTTTCCTCCTGGTGGGGGGCTTGGGATGATACAGATCAATATCCCGATGCCGTGAAAAGCTTTTTAGACAACGCCAAGGGGAAAGACTTGAACATTTACATTAACAGCGGTGGCGGCTCGGTTTTTGCGGGAATCGCTATTTACAATATGATCAAGCGTCACCAAGGATATAAAAGGGTCTATGTTGATGGATTGGCTGCGTCCATATCCTCTATTATTGCGCTGGCCGGAGACGAGACGTATATCCCGAGGAATGCGTATTACATGGTTCATAAACCATGGTTTACGGTTACCGGGAATGCTGATGATTTAAGGACACATGCAGATGTTTTGGACACTGTAGAATCAGGCGTGATGAGCATTTACATGGAAAATGCAAAAGAAGGCGTCACAGAGGAACAAATAAGACAAATGCTTACAGAGGAAACATGGCTTACAGGTGAAGAGGCTTCACAATATTTTAACGTAAGAGTATCGGACGAAGTGGCGGCGGTCGCTTGTGTTTCTGACATGTATAAAGAATTTAAGCATACGCCAAAAGCATTAACGACCCAACAGCCAGAAGATAGATCAGCGGAGTACATGTTTTCATTTTAAAACATAACGGGAGGAATCACACATGGATAAAATCAAAGAGATTCAAGCGAAAATCGAAGCAAAAGAGAAAGAAGGAAAGGAGCTTGTCAAGGCTAAGAAATTTGATGATGCTGAGAAAATCAAAGCTGAATTAGATGATCTTAAAAATGAGCTTAAAGCCGAAATCATGTTCATGAAGGATGATGAATCACACTCCTTAGTTGCACAAGCGAACCTCTTTTCATCCGCGGAGGCTCTTAACAGCGGGAGGCAAAACGGACAAACAGTTGCATCTTTCGGAGGGGCACAACCGGAAAAAAAGCTGAGTGCTTCTAAAGAATATCTAAACGCCTGGGCGAAGGATTTACGCGGCGACAAGCTAAATGAACAAGAACGCGAAGTTTTTGACAAAGTAAATAATGAATTTCAGGCAGCTTTCACACACACGACTGAAAACACAGGGATTTTAATTCCTGACACGGTTGCAGCGGGTATATGGAAGCAAATTGAAGAAGATCATCCATTATGGGACGATGTGACGACAACAAGAATCAAAGGGAACCTATCTTATACTAAAGGCCTTGGAGCCACAAATACAAAAGATTGGTATGACGAGGCAACGGAAACAGAAGATACAGAATTACAATTCGGAGAATTAAATTTAACTGGATGCGAGCTTTCTCGCTCTGTGAGCCTTTCTTGGAAGCTGCGCGCGATGGCCGTCGAGGACCTTGTACCGTATGTTCAAGAGCAACTTGCTACGTTATTGGGACAGGCGCTTTCATATGCAGTATATAGCGGAAAGGGCAAACCAAGCGGAACTGAAACATTCAAGCCGGAGCCGCAAGGAATTCGGACGGCACTTGCTGCTCAGGCCGAGAAGCCACAAATAGAAACTTATACATCTCTCAAATATGAAAACTTGACTGCAGCAATGTCTAAAATTCATTCGAAATATGCAAATGGCGTGACTTTTTATGCCGACAACAATACAGTGTGGAATGTTTTAGCGAATTTGGTTGATCAAATGGGCCGGCCTTTATTTGTCGCTGATGTTACGACTGGCGGGGTAGGCCGCATTTTTGGCCGAACTGTCAAAGTAGATGCGTCAATTGACGAGGGAGAAATTTTGCTTGCCAATCTTGGACAGGGGTACAAAGCAAATGTTAACCAAGACATTTCTATTGTTACAGATGAGCACGCGAAAAAACGAAAAGTCGAATATGTCGGGTATGCAATTGTTGACGGTGGCGTCATTGACGAAAAAGCATTTGCAATCCTGACAGATGAAGTCTAATAAATAAAGAAAAGGGGGCTTAAACGATGTATAAGGTCATTGTCCCTTTCCGGGATAAAACAACCAAAAAGCGTTACGAAAAAGGCGATACTTTCCAGAGTGATGACGCGGAGAGAATCGCCTTTTTAATTTCAAAAGGAAGGCTTGAACAGCCCTTAACAGAAGAAGCGGCTGAACAGAAACAAATAGAAAACAAAGACCAAAAGGAAACCAAGACGAAAGGCAAAAAAGGCAGCAAGTGATGTTTGAATCTGTCAAACGGTCACTAAGAATAACACATAGCTTTTTGGATGATGAGATTCATGAGCTGGTAGCAGCAGCCCGACAGGATTTAGTTCAGTCGGGCGTTTCTGCTTCTAAAGCCGAAAGTGAAGAAGACCCTTTGATTAAGAGGGCCGTTATCACTTATTGTAAAGCGAATTTTGGCCTATCAAACGTTGATTCTGAGAAATATCAGCGGTCATATGACATGTTAAAGAATCATTTAGCGTTAGCGAGTGATTACAATGTATAGCGACGTAATAGAGCTGGTAGGCGTTGTTAATCTCGGTGAGGATGATCTAGGTCAGGAAATAGAAAAAGAAGTGCCTCGGCAGGTTTTCTGTGACAGAAAGAGCATACCGCAAAATGAATTTTTTCAAGCCGGCATAAGCGGAATAAAAGCGGCTCATATGTTTGAAGTGTCTACACTGGATTATCAAGACGAAACGAAAGTACGTTATAACGATAAAATCTATTATGTTTATCGTGTGTATGAGAAAGCAAATGAACGAGTTGAATTATATTGCGAGGTGAAGGCGCGTGGCTAACAGCATCTCTTTAAGTGAACTTCATAAGAGGCTAAAAACTACAGGCATTCCAGTTTCTTATTCCCATTTTAAAGTTTCAGATGGAAAGCAGGCCCCACCCCCGCCGTACATTCTGTACTTCGAAACGGAAACCTTTGGTTTTTACGCGGATAACAAAGCATTTAAAAAGATTAGAGCTGTAGAGATTGAGCTTTACACAGTTTCAAAAGACTTAGAAAAAGAAGAGTTAATCGAAAAACTGCTGGAAGACGCAAATCTATCTTACCAACCAAGTGAAACGTTTATTGAAGCTCAGCAAGTCTTTCGAAGAACTTATGAAGTGTGGGTAAGTTAATGAGAATTTCTGCACAAATGCAAGGAATTGACGAGGCAATTGCGCGGTTGGAGCGAGCAGGAAAGGACATAAAAAAAGCACAACCTAAAGCTCTGCGAGCTGGGGCGAAGATTCTTGCAAAAGCAATGAAAGACGAAGTGAATGTTTCGAATATTGATCACGTGCACGTGAAAGATGACATAAAAGTCCGTCAAACACCTAAACGAAACCGCATCTACCCGGATGCGGTTTCGTTTGATATTGGGCCAGGTAAAGAAACAGCCTGGCGCGCAAAGTTTAACCATGACGGGTACATTGCGAAAAATGGGCGTTATGTGAGCGGAAATCCATTTGGAAGCAAAGCCTTTAAAGCTAAAAAGAGCGCTATTAATCAAGCTGTTTTAAGAGAGCTTCAGCGAGAACTTAGATAATAAGAATGGAGGAATAACATATGACAACAGTTATGGTAGGTTTAGAGAATCTTGTATACAGTGAATTGACGGAGAAGGGAAAGGATTTTTCCTATGGTCCGGTAAAACCATTTGCGCCTGCATGCGGGGCGAAGGTGGATACAAATACAGATTCTTCAACTGTTTACGCAGACAACGGCCCTGTTATTGTCCTTTCATCTACAGGAGAAACAAAAGTGACAATTGAAACAACCGAAATCCCGCAAGATGTTTTAGCATTTATAACAGGCCAAAAGTTGGTTGACGGGGTTATTGTGTGGAGACAAGATGCGGTCCCTCCTTACATTGCCCTAGGGTTCACCGGCACAAAAGAAGACGGGAATGTCCGTCATGTGTGGCTTGTTAAAGGCCGTTTTTCTATTCCGTCTACTGACTGGAAAACAAAAGAAGATAAACCCGATCCGCAAAAAGAAACAATCGACGGGACTTTTGTTCAACGTAGCGATAAGGTCTTTAAAATAACCGGTGACAGCAGCACAGAAGGCTATGAAAAATACCGTGATATCTTCTTTAAAGAAGTATTTGATGTGAAACAACTCGATAATGTAGAAAGCGAAACATCCAGCAAAGTAAGCACAACTAAAACAAGCGGAGGTGCTGCGTAATGTCTAAACCGTTAGAAATCACATTGAGAATAGATGGACAAGACCGAACTTTTCATCAAGAATTTGTGATGTTAAAGTACAAACGAAAGGCGTTAGAAATTGAGCTGGATGCCCAAAAAGGAGATGCTGAAGCCACGGAAATTGAATCGCGGCAGCTCAACCTTATATGGGAAGTATTCGGGAAGCAATTCACCAAAAAGCAGCTTGAAGAGGGTCTAAACGCAATTGATTACCATGATGTCATGTACAATATCATCGGTGTTGCCCTATTGGGCTACCCGACAAAGGAAGAACTCGAGGCAAGGAAAGAAGAAAATGATCTGGGAAAGTTAGTCGAAAAACTGATGAAGGAGCAAGCTCAAAGCCAGTAAAGGGAGTTACGCTGGAACAAGCATACGGCAAGATTAAAACACTTTATTTGCAGTTTATGCGTCAAGGATGGTCTATGTCTCAAATTGATGACACCGACTATCCTTTTTATATTGAGCTCCTTAATCATGTGCCGGAAATGGAAAGCGAAGAAAAGAAAGAAGAAGCCAAGCCGAAATATGTGCCAATAGACAAAGTATTCTAAGGAGGGGAAGCCGTGGCAGCCAGTGAAGTAACAAATATGATTATGCGTTTAGGTTTTGATGACGGCGGCACATCTGCGGGCATTGAAAACGTGGCCGAGAAAATGGCGCTTGTCAGAAGCAGCATGAAAGCTACAGCTTCCCAACTTGGAGCCTTTGGTGATGAGTCGGATAAACTCAGGCGCAAGCAAGAAGACCTTTCCCAGCTCTATGAATTGCAAGGAAGCAAGGTTGACCAGTTAAAGAAAAAGTATGAAGTATTAGCAAAAGAAAAGGGCGAGAATTCAAAAGAGGCTCTACAACTTGCGCGAGTAATTAACAACGAAATCACTCATTACAATCAACTTGATCGCGCTTTACGCTCAACTACTTTGGAGATTAACACCAACAATTCAGCGTGGACTAAAGCAGGTAAGAGTCTGCAGGAGTATGGCGAACGCATACAATCAACTGGCAGCAAAATAAAAACTGTTGGAACCGTTGGTTTTGCCGGGATTACGGCTCCGGTGGCTGCCCTTGGAGTTATGGCAATTAAGTCGGCGAACGACGTAAAAAAAGCGCAAGGAACCATACAGGCACAAATGGGCCTCACCAAAGAAGAAGCCGAGAAATTAACGAAGGCGGGCACAAACATTTGGAAAGAGGGTTTCGGGGAGAACGTCGGCGAGGCTACGAGTGTTATCAGTATTGTTCGACGAAACATTAAATCCCTCGGCGACGCGTCGGCCGAGACGGTCGAAAAAGTCACCAAAGACACAATGACGATCGCGGAATCATTTGATCAAGAGGGAAACGACATCACGAAATCAATTAATGCTATGCAAAACTCTTTTGATAATCTTTCCGTGGATCAATCTATGGACATGATTACGTCCGGCTTCCAAAAAGGCCTAGACTATTCCGGAGAGTTTTTGGATTCTATTAACGAGTATTCCAATCAATTCTCAGCAGCGGGCTTTTCCGTCGAGCAGATGTTCTCTATTTTCGAGGCAGGGGCGGAAACCGGAGCCTTCCAACTTGATAAAGTCGGTGACCTGGTCAAAGAGATGAACATCCGTCTGTCAGACGGCAGCGCAGGCGACGCGATAAAGACGTTATCAAAACATACGCAAAACCTTTATGCCGAGTTTAAAAAGACTGGTAAAGGCGGGGATCAAGTATTCACCGCCATCATGAAAGATATTGACGGCATGTCCAACAAAAGTAAAGCGTACCAGGCTGGACAGGCCATTATGGGAACGCAGTTTGAAGATTTAGGACAAAAAGGCGTTTCAGCGCTTGCGAATGTCAAAAATAGTTTCTCTGACGTAGAGGGAGCAACGAAAAAGGCAGGGGAATCCCTACGAGATAACCTGAGTGATCGGGCCGTTAAAGCTTTCCGGGAACTACAAACCAACCTTATACCGGTTGGGGAAATTCTGATGGACAAACTGGAGCCAGCCTTGCAGAAAACCGGTGAAGTAATTGGCGATTTTACAGAATGGTTCCATAACCTTTCACCATCCATGCAGAATACCGTGGTCATCGCTGGACTGGTGGCGGCCGCATTTCCCCCGGTTGTAATTGCATTGGGGGCGGTTGTCTCAAGCGTTGGAAAAGTAGTCGGCGCCATCGGGCGGGGTACGGCTGCATTCGGCCGATACCGTGCGGAAGCAGCTCTGACACGCACTTCTACTGCTCAACTTGCTGCGGCCAATGCTGCGGCATCCGTAAGCCTCGCCAAAACCAACACGGCCGTTACTCGTAATACCAAGGGCTTAGGTGCTTTACGCGGAGCCTCAACCGTAGCGGGCGGCGCAATGACAATGTTCGGCGGAAAATGGGGCAGTGTATTAGGCATAGCAACCATGTTTTTGCCTGAAATCTTAAAAGGCGGAAAGTCACTTTTAAGCTTTGGCGGAAACGCGTTAAAGGCTGGATCGGCTGCATCCACATTGGGAACGGGCGCAGCACAGACGACAGGCCGATTTGCCAGTTTAGGAGGCAAGGCGCTGGGCCTTGTGAAAAACTTCGGCAGTGTGGCAAGAATTGCGGGAGTGGCCCGCCTTGGGTTCAGTGCGCTGGGTGGCCCCGTTGGTCTTGCGATAACCGGGGTGTCATTACTTGCTGAAGGCGGATATAAGTTGTATAAGCACTTGAAAGAAGAGCAGATCCCGGCGCTGGACAGTTTCGGAAACAAAGTATCTGAATCGACCACTAAAGCCGTTCTCGGTTATAAAAACTTGAACGATAAAGCGACTGAACAGCTAAACTTGCTGAATTGGTCAGGACAAAAAGTATCGAAAGAAGCCGCGGACAGTATCGCCAAGAATTTTAGCGATATGGGAGATAAGATAAAAACCAGCATTCAGACCAAAGGGAACGAAAGTTATCAATCGCTGAGTCAATTTCTTGCCAGCAGTAAAACCTTGAGCAACAAAGAACAGCAGGCCATTCTGGACAACGTGAAAAAGAAACAGGATGATCAAACGAAAAAAGTCAACGATGCACAGAATCAGATCAAAGCTATTTTGACCAAGGCAAGTAATGAGAAACGTTCTTTGACCAAGGGAGAACAAGAAAAAATCAATTCGATTCAAAGGAATATGATGAACACGGCCGTAAAAACAATGAGTAAAAATGAGGCTGAACAGAAAATGATCTTGGGCCGGCTTAAAAACGAATCTGCAAATATCACAGCCCGGCAAGCTGCTGACACAATCAAAAACAGCATAAAAGCCCGTGACGGCTCCGTGAAAGAGGCAAAAAAGAAGTACAACGAGACAAAAAAAGCAATTGAATATGAAAGGGACGTCACCGGCTCTATCAGTAAAGAACAGGCTGATAAAATGATTAAAGAAGCCAAGCGACAGAAGAGGGATTCCGTCGCCCAAGCCGAAAAAATGCACAAAAAAGTCGTTGCAGAAGCAAAAAAACAAGCGGGTGAACACGCTGACGAGATTAACACCGAAACCGGTGCTGTTAAGACGGGCTGGGATAAAATGATGGATAAAGTAGGAAGCGCATGGGACTGGATCAAAAATCTTTTTTCTGGCGGAGAAAAGAAGTCCAAGCCCAAAGAATCTGCACCTAAAACGGCGGGCCGGTCATTGGGCGGCGCTCAAAAAGGAGCGTACGCAAAAGGGACACCATCAAGCGGTCACCCAGGCGGCCTTGCCATTACGAGCGAAAAAGGCCGTGAATTGATTCATGAGCCGGGCGTTGGTACGTACTTATCAGGCGATAACGGTCCCGAAGTGCGAAACCTCCGGCCAGGTTCTTCTGTCCTTCCGAATCATCACACCGAACGCTTGTTGAAAACTTACGGTTTCCCTGGTTATGCAGGAGGCGTAGGTAAATATTTTGACTGGATCATCAAAGGATCAAAGTTTTTGTGGAATAAAGCATCTGGTATGTTTGGCATTTCTGATCAAATGATACCGAACTGGTTCACCAAGAACAGCGGAAGCCCATTGAAAGCCATTGGTTCCCTCGCGCGAAAAGGTGTTGACAGCCTCATGGGTTCCGTCGGCTCATTTTTTACTGGTGGTGGCGGTTCTGCTGCCGTCAAAAAATGGGTTGCTCAAGCGTTAGCGATAAAGGGCCTCGGTGCTCAATATGCTGGCGCATTGGAAACCATAGCAATGAAGGAGTCGGGCGGAAATCCTAATGTCGTAAATAGATGGGATTCGAACTGGAAAGCAGGCCACCCATCACAAGGGTTAATGCAGTTCATCCCAAGTACCTTTAATGCCCATAAAGAACCGGGTCATGGGAATATCAAAAACCCTATTGACCAAATTCTTGCGTCTATCAACTATTTGAACAGTAGATACGGCGGGATCTTGAACCATCCCGGGCTTGTTTCAATGGCACGCGGCGGCCCATACGTTGGTTATGAATCGGGCGGCACGTCTCCGGGGGCAGGGGGGATGAAGCTTGCTGCTCTCAATGAACGGGGATATGACGAGCACATTATAACGACTGATCCGAAATATAGGGAGCGCAGTATTGGAATATGGGCGAGGGCAGGCCAAGAGTTGGGGGTTTCTGCTTCGAGTCTTCCGCAGCTTCCTTCAATCGAGCCAATCACGCAGCGTCAAGACAAACAAATTGCATTACTGCAGGAACAAAACAGCTTTTTAAAGACCATTGTTACGTCTGTCCAAAACGGCATTACCGCGGTCGTGGACGTTGACAAAATAGGGCAGGCAGTCGGGGAAAGATCGGAAAAAATTCTCAATCAGAAATTGCTTTTACAAGGAGTTTAGTGATTCTATGAAAGAATTAGACTTAATATTAAGTGACGGTTCATTATTAAGCGAGCGCCTTGAGGGTGTCTCGCTTCTTTCATTTAGACCCGCAGCGCCAAAATACGAGTGGAATACAACGTTTACCCACCCTTTGAGGAATGGGATATTGATGCCGAAGAGCAAGAATAAAGGGCGTTTTACTGAACGAAAAATTCTGATCAAACTATATATCGAGGCTCGTAATTCACAACATTTTCATCTCATTAGGGATGACTTATATCGGTTGTTCACCGGAAAAGACCCTTTCTATATCGGGTATACGTATCAGCCGAATAAAAGATGGCTGGTCACCGGGCAAGAAGATTTTTTCGTTGAGCAGGATGGTTCTCGCACATATAAAGAGCAGGACATCACCCTTACCGACATTCAAGGTTTAGCAGAATCCCTGTATGATACGTCACAGCCGGTTAAAGCCGGGGAAAGATGGAGCCTTAACATGATAAAAGGAACCGATAACCCTGTCTATTCCTTCAAAAATAAAGATCATTTTGAGGTGTATAACTTGGGGGATGCTGACATATCTCCAATTGATCATTCCTATAACGTGGAAATGTATCTGGAGGGGAAAGACATTCAGATTGTGAATGAAACGACCGGGGACAGCTATACAATAATCGGCAGTCAATCAAAGAAAAACAAGCTGACGATACTTAAACATTACACGTTGAAAGGCTCTACTATCATCGGCACAAAGGGAGCGTGCTTCCCTCCGTTACAGCCCGGGAAAAATAAAATAAGAATTATCGGAGCCACATACAGTGAAATTAAATTTATCATGCATTTTTATTACAAGTAAGGATGATGCGTTTTGAATGAAATGTATGTCATGGACAGGCTGACAAATATGTCATATGAAATAACGGACGCTGACCCGTTAATAACGGACCGAATAGACGGAACAAAAGATTTATCGTTCTCTCTGCAGCTATTAGAAAACAATGTGATTCCCTTCAATGCAATTGTGGGGAGAAATTTCATTGTCATTGACGAGATAAAGCATAAAAAGCAGCGCTATTTTATCAATTCTCCCACCCTGAGTCAGTCAGGCGAACAGCTGAACAAAAGCGTAACAGCAACACATATTTATGTTTTTCGCCTTGGGCGGCACTACAGAAGCGAAGTATTGTCCGGAAAAAAGTTTTTACAAGATGCCTTAACGTTTGCACTAAAGGGAAGTGGGTTTACTTTTGAAATTAAGCCTGACGCTCAAAGCATCCCGGCTCAAAAGCTTGATAATTTTGGGAATAAGTATTCGTTAGAATTGATGACCGATATTATCACCATATATCAAATTGAGCTGGACGTTGATAACACTCACATTTACGTTTATAAGAAGATGGGTTCACAGCTCAAGAAAAAGTTACATTCCGGTGTGAATTTGACCTCGTTACAGATCACAACCTCAGAAGACAACACGTATACCCGTATTAAAGGTTACGGGAAAAAGAAGGAAGAAAAAGACATAAAGGGTGACGAATCCATTTCCTATGAGAAAAAAACTGGGGAATGGTCGTTTGACGCTGCTTTAAAGGCGGATGTAACCAAAAAAATTGGTGCTACATTCGCTTTTTCATTTACAGGAACCGGATTTGCTTTCAAAACGCTTGTTTCCAAGCTCGGTGGCAAATGGGAATTTAAAATTGACGGAGACCAAACAAAAACCATCTCTGCTTATCAAAATTCAGATCCCATCGAAAAAACGTTTGAAGTGGTTCGCGGACTGGATTCAAAGCAGCATAAAGTGGTTGCCACCTTCAAAGGGAAAGACAGCAAAAACCCAAACACGAAAGGAGCAAAAGGTGCGGCTCCGGTTATGTATCTATTACGGGGAAATATATTGGACATTTTCAGATCCTTTAAGAACGAGAATGAAGAATATGTTTTCCCGCCTGTCATTTATATTCATCCCAAAGAAAACGAGTATCTGGTAGAGGGGCAACCGTCTTGGGCGCCGGACTATTCGGACGACACAATTACAAAAGAGTCTGACATGCTGGAAGTGTTAAAAACAAAGGTTAACCCCTTTTCTGAAGTCAGTCATTCCGTTGATTACCATGAGGTTTTTGAGTTAATAGACATCGAGGAACCGGTATCGAAAGGCGATTCTATCAATGTGTATGCGGAAACAGCATTAAATGGCGTGACTTTTGAAGATACAATCCGAATTACTGCGGTTACTTACAACCCGAGAAATTTAACTCAGGCGCCCACCTTAACCATTGATGGAGGGAAGAAAACCCCGGAAGATCGCATGGCCGAAGAGAAGAAAAGGGCAAGGCAAACAGAGCGATCTATCAAGGCCATACAAAGCAATTATGAAGCTCAAATTTCAGCAATGAAAAGCGAGCTTCAGCAGGCAATTGCAAATAGTCAAACAAGTAAATACCCGCAAACGTTCCCGTATGCTCTTCAATTTGAGAATGGTATATGGTCTGTTTCTTCCGGTGCCTCTGTCTCCGTAGTGGGGAAAAAGCTCATTCTTTATTGTGATGATGAAATTCAGATCAAATATGTCTCTTCTGAAACCTCATCATTGTTAAAGCAGAAGGGCATTGCCGTTTCGGTAGATTATGAGGGAAATACGACGGATCAATTTGGGGTGTCATTTTATCAGAATGGGGAGCAAATAAACCCATCAGCAGTACCGGACCATGCCCAACTAACTGTCCTGATTAATGGATTATTGGAGGAATGAGAAAATGGTTTCACTAAATAAAAACCATACGATCGACCCTGCATCCCGCCTTGTCAGCACATTAAATGAAAATGCAAGGCTCGCAGAATCGGCCATAAATGAAAACAATGACAAATTATTAGCACACAAAAACGCGGAAGTCGCCCATACATCGGCACAGGTCGATCATGGCGGCTTTTCTGTTTCAAATCGGCTCACCAACCTTTTTGCGAGAATCACAAATTTAATTGTCAATCATGACGGAAGCGATGTAAAAGAAGTCGTCGACGCCCGGGTGACGACTGACGGAGAGATTGTGGCCACGGTGAAGGACCGATTAGATTTAGAGTTTAATAGGCTCAACAAAAAAATAAAGAGAGTTGTCAATGTGGATGACTTCGGAGCCGATCCGACAGGGGCAACGGACAGCACCGAAGCATTTAAAAAAGCATTTGGAAAAGGGAAAGTCGAGGTGAACATGTCAGCAGGCCTGTATGTCGTTCGAGGCTTGAAAATTCCTTCATGGGTTCGCCTTGTCGGTCAAGGTATCGGCGTCACATTTTTAATTTTAAGCGATGATGCTCCGGCCTCGGAATGGGTTATCACAAACGCGGACTATGAGAAAGGGAATCGAAACATTCACCTCGAAGGATTTTCAACCAACTGGAACCAAGAACGGCAGGGCGGTTTAAGGGCGACAGGCGGGCAGCATTCCACATGTGTTGCCTTTGCAAACACAAAATTTCTGTGGATCAAAAACATTGAAACGATCAATCCGGCCCTGCATGGGATTGATATAACAGCGCCTACCTATGACCATTTGCCGGATACTGACTATACAAAAGACGGGTGTAAGTATGTATGGATAGATAGCTGTGTCAGTACAGGATATGGGGATGACGGCATCACGACCCATTACAGTGAATACATTTTTATTTCTAACTGCCATTGCACCAACCCGACAGGCATCGCACACGCGGCGGGGCAGGCTAATTCAAACGGTATTGAAATTGATGATGGTTCTAAAAATGTGTGGTTGCTCAATAACTACACGGAAGGGAATATCCGCGGCGTTGAAGTCAAAGCCCATACAGAATGGCCGGCCTCTCAAAACGTCCATATTATCGGACACGTTTCTTTTCGTGATGTCCGTTCTTATGATTTGCGTCATATCGGGCACCACAAAGCAGAGGATCAGGAAAGCACCACAGCATTTAACGTCACTTTAACAGACTGTACAGCGATTGAACCCGTTTATAACGATCTGTATACCGGGGTTACCCCTCGCGCGCTTGTTGTTTCGGCCTATAGAAATGTGCAAATTGTTAATTTCACTGCGATCGGTGATCCTAATTATGACTACAAAGATCAGCCGGCCGTTGCCTTTCAGTATCGCTGCAGTAACATCACGGTTAATGGCATAAAAATGAAAGGCTTTAAGAAAGCGTCCCATGATATACGAGTCATCGGCGGCGCGCAAAAGGCTGATTTTGTGAAAATCTCCAATTTCGATATTTTCGATTCTGCGCCCGTGGGTATTGAGCTGGGCGGCGGTGTGTATCACTCAAATGTGATGAATGGGACACTGATCGGCAAAAACGGTTCAATAGGAATTAAGTCACCCAACAACCAGACAACCATTGTAGGCGTAGAGGCAGCAGGATATAAGGTTCCAGCTAAATTGGCCGGAAGGGAATACAGTACGGTTCCGACAAGAGTAAAAGGCGGATTTATGGGCGGCAATACTTCCGGGTCTGCCTTGCATGAAGCAAGCGCCATTTTGGCCGGTACAGGCGACAACGTCGCCAAAGGCCCCGCCAATGTCCTGCTGGGCATCCGAGGTGGCTCCACCACAGAGGGATCGCGTCAGGCGCTAATTGCCGTCAATAACTGTCACACAAAAGGCGAAGGCAATTCACGTGTCGGCTTGGCTTCAAACAACGTCACATTCAGAAAAAGTTACTCCGTGGGGGGCGGCTATGATGCTCTAAGATGGTTGATAGAATCCATTTCAGGTAACGCGACCTTTGCGGGCACTGTTACAGGCGGTTCTACCTTCTCAGATTACGGGGAATATTTCGAAAGCGAAGACGGCAAAGCCATTCCGACAGGAACACTCGTAGCGCTGCGGGGCGATAAAATAGCACCGGCCCAAGAAGGCGATGCGATTATAGGTGCCATTTCAGAAACGGCAGCCGTGGCGCTTGGGGAATCTTCTTTCCATTGGCAGGGCCGTTACTTACGGAATGAATTTGGCGGCCTGATTTACAATGAAATACACGTGCCATTCACAGACGAAAACGGGCAAAAACGAATTGAGGTTCGTAAGCTGCCAAAAGAAAACCCTGATTATAAGCCAAAGCTTGAAGACGAATATATGTCAAGAGCAGACCGGCCGGAATGGAACATTGTCGGACTGATCGGACAAGTTCATGTGAAAATAGATGCCTCTGTCCATGCTGGCTGCTCACTTAATGCGGTGAATGGCATTGGAACAAAGGCGGAAAATAGAGGGCATGGCATTGTTATGAAAATCACTACACCATTTGACGAGAAAATCGGGTACGGAATCGCCAAGGTTCTTGTATTCCCGCAGAATTAAGGAGGGAAGCCACATGTACAAAACGGGCGTCGTTGCATTTGATATAAACGCGAACCGGACAAATGGGCGAACCACGAGCATTCAATTCATGACACAGGACACGGGCAGCGCAAAGCTGTCTTTTTCTTTTACAAAGGATGGTGTACCGTTGCCTCTGTCAGCAGTAGATGCAAAAATTGTTCTTCTGTATGCTGACGGATCGTTTTACAAAAAAAGCCTTACCCTCACCGATAAGGTGAATGGAAAGGCGGAATATGTGCTTTCAGATGCAGAGCTTAAACATTACGGAACAGTTAAAGCTGAGATCAAGCTATATTACGCGAATGGGCAGGCGCTGGCAACCTCATTTTTTACTTTTTCTATCGCCAAAACGTTAGAAGATCAGAATATTATTCCGACAGCTGACTATTACATTGACGATTTTGAAACGCTGAAAGACGGGATAAACCACATCGTCCAAGAAATCAGCCAGACTGTCGAGGAATTGAGAAAGAAATTTGCTGACTTGGAAGCCATTGAAACGAAAGAGGGCGCGCAGCAAAAGGCAGATGCTGCAGAAGAAAACGCCAAGTCTTATACAAACGATCATGCAAAAGATAACGTGAAACACATCACGGCTGCCGAGCGAAAAGAGTGGAATGCCAAGGAAACCCCTTCCGGCGCGCAAGATAAAGTAAACGCCCATGCGAAAGATGCCGTTATACATGTTTCTGCAGCTGATCGGAAAGCTTGGGACAGCAAGGAAACAGAAGACGGAGCACAGGATAAAGTCAATATCCATGCAAGTAACACGGATATCCATGTTACAGCTGAAGACCAAGCTTATTGGGATGACATGACCCGGCAGTTTAAAGCCCACAACTACAATCAAGAACGGCATATCTCGGCAGCTGAACGGAAGACATGGAACGGGGCTGCCACCTATGCCAACATCATGCTGAAGAACGGGGCCGCCGCAGGGACGCGGACACCGATGTACGCAAAGTGGGGGGCATTTTTAATCTTACGAGGGCATGTGAAAACAGACGCCGAAATCATATTCGGCTCCATCCCCGCGGAATACGCACCTGCTGGCGGTTCCGTTATAACAGTGCCGTTAAGTGGTACAGGCGGCACGGCCAATTTAATCATTTATGATAATGGAGATTTAAAAATAAAATACCCGGACCCGGCGGACTCAGGTAAGATGGGCGGAGGCTACTATCTGGATGTGGTCGTGGGCTTTCAGGAAGGAGGGACAGCATGATTCAGGTGTATGAATACGATGAAAATTTTATTTTGACCAAACCTGTTCGAATTGAGCCAGACGAAGAAGGTAATTATACAATCCCTGAGAATTGTACAACGGTACAGCCCCCGCCTTTTTTCAAAGCCATGTTTCAACCCGAAGAGCAAAAATGGACGGAGGCAGCCTCACAGGAAGAGATTGAGGCGATCCATCGTCAAGCCGAACAAGAAAAGGAGCCTTTGCCTATTGATCTTTTAAAGGTGCAAAACGCAAAATTATCGCTCCAAGTTGCTGCTGCAGAAAAAGAAAACGCCCAACGGCGACAACGGGAGGCGGATACGGCTTTGTTAATCGCCCAGCTGCAAAAACAGGTCAGTGAATTGAAGGAGGGGAAATAGAGTGGCTTCATATCCCGAGTTTGCAGACATTAAGCAGTTCTATGATTGGAAGTGTTATTCGGACGACGATATAAGAACCTATGTGGAAATTGAATGGATAACGGCTGATCAATTTAAAGAGATTACCGGAAAAGATTACACAACGAACGCTGAATAAGCGTTTTTATTTTGCCTCGAAGGAGGTGATAACAATTGGAGGGAATACACGTGTGGATGAATTTTGAAAGCTTACAGATCGCAAGAACATATCTTTTCGGGGAGGTGAAATACCTTGACTTACTTCTGATCCTCAGCATTTTGGATGTCATCACCGGCATTATCAAAGCGTGGAAAATGAAGCAGCTCCGGAGCCGCAGCGCGTGGTTCGGATATGTCCGGAAGATGCTCAGTTTTATGGTGGTCATAGTCGCAAACATTATTGACACGATAACAAATTTGAACGGTGTTCTGACCTTTGGAACCGTTCTTTTTTATATCGCAAATGAGGGCCTGTCCATCACGGAAAACTTGGCACAGATCGGCGTTAAAATTCCGGCCGTCATCACTGACCGGCTCCATGTAATTGAAAGCGACAACGATCAGAAAACAGAAAAAGACGATCAGGCAGCAGGTTAAACCGGCTGCTGTTTTTTGAATCCAAAAACAGAATGGGAGAGATTTTTATGTCAGCATACAGAAATCAATATATTGATATTAACAAATGGACGCGGCCGGGAATCAAAAACAACGGCGTGAAGAAACTGGTGGTGCATTACACGGCAAACCCCGGCGCGCCTGCTGCCAATCATTACAGATACTTTGGTCAAACGCTCCCCGCACAGAACAGAAATCTGTCTGAGAAAAAACAGACGTTTGCATCGGCACATATCTTTGTAGATCGTACAGAGGCTATTTGCATCATTCCGTTGAATGAGGTGGCCTATCATGCGAATGACGTTCAGCAATTCGTTAACGGGCAGCCTTACCGGGGTGTCGCGGCGTTGAAACCGAATGCAAATTTCTTATCTATCGGCGTGGAGCTTTGCATTGAAAAGAACGGCACTTTCCATCCGGATACCATTGCCCGTGCAGAACAAGTCTGCGCTGAGCTATGCAAGAAGTTTAAACTTGACCCGATCAATGACATCGTGCGGCACTATGACATTACACACAAAATCTGTCCGGCCCCATGGGTAAGCAGATCACAAGGGTTTACTGATTTCAAGAATGGAGTAAAAGCACGATTAGGTGGAGTAGTAATTAACAAACCAACTAACAACAAATCAAAAACCAACACCGATTCGAATAAAGGCCGTTTCATCAAAAACACGGTGGTTTCAAGTGATGGCCTTGTTCTACGTACACAACGGAGCTCCTCTTCTTCCATGGTTCTCAACCTGCCGAATGGTACGGTTGTAAAATATCAGCTTGGATCAACTGTCAACGGATGGGGATATGTTGAATACACCAATTCAAAAGGCCAGACATTCCACGGATATGTGAATGTCTCCTATATCAAAAGCGATAAAGAGCTGAAAAGCGGCGGCAAGAAGAAAGCAACATCGTCAAAGCCTAAATCCACTCAAAAATCGAAATTCAGCCTGCCTGCGGGTACTTTTAAAGTCACAAGCCCATTGACCCGAGGGGAGGCCGTAAAACGGATTCAGACAGCGCTGGCGGCTCTTCATTATTACCCGGATAAAAGTGCAAAGAATTTCGGAATAGACGGCGCATATGGCCCGAAAACAGCGAATGCGGTCAAACGATTCCAGTCCATGTATGGCCTGTCTGCTGACGGCATCTATGGGCCGAAGACAAAAACAAAGATCGAAGCGCTTCTGAAATGA